AACTGCGAGGCTATGTTCGATAACCGCGATACCGTCTGTATTGATCAGCTTCACAGCGTAGTGAACATTGGTTGTGATTATGGTATTCCTCTTAAGGATATCTCTGCCAGTTTCAACGATCGGAGCCCTCTTTGTGATATAACCGAGTGCGTTCCTTTCAAGCATGATTGAAGTTGCAACATCTGTTGCAGTATCATAAGGTACTCTGTCAGTGATCATAACCGGTACACCGTAGAGTGTTCCAATGGCTCCAGTGATTAGAACGCCTGCAGGATATTTGTCAGCACTAATGAAGTTTGCATCCTTCAAAAGAGCGGTGTACATTCTGGAGTGAACTAACAATACAGCGATCTCCTCTGCTTCGTCTCCCCACAAACTCTTTGCATCAGCAACTTTTTCATAAAACTCGTCAGTAACTGCGGCAAGGATCTTTCTTCCTGCTGGACAGTTATTAACTGCTTCGGCAATAAGGTCTGCATCAATTTTTCTTGCAACAACTTTACCTACCTGAGTAGCCGCCTCATCCAAAGGATCTCCAATAGAGCTAAGTAATGCCTGATCAGTAATAGTAACTGCCTTACCTACTTCCTTAACAGTTGCTTCTGCATCGCTGGAAGTAAGTTTTTCAGGAACCATTGCTACGTCCTCTGTGAGGTCCTCAGCATCTCCGATTGGGTTCCATTTTGGAAAATGAACAGTATCTCCAGGGTTTCCAACTAACGTAGTGTCAGTTAGAGCAAAGTTAGCGATAACCAACTTGCCTTTGAACTTTGCGGTTACGATATCTCCAAATACCTCAGGTACTATAACATCTGCCTTTTTAGTTGTAGCCATAATCTTCTACCTCCTTTTACTTTTGAGCGGCGTTTCTCACCGCCTCATACAATTTTTGATCTTTTTGGTATAACTCAACTTTCTCAGCATAGCTCATCTTGTTCCAGTCGTACCCTTTCGTGTCATTCTTTACATTTGACTGCTGTGGGTCGTCCTGTCCGACTTTCTTGATGATCTCTTCCTTTACCTCGAGGTTTAGTGTCTTTACTAATACTTCGAGTTGAGCTTTTCTCCCCTCAATAGTATCAGCTGTAAGCAGTACTGCTAGTTCTGGTTTAAGGCCCTTGCTTGAAATAAGTTCCTTTGTCTCCAGGTCTAGCATCTTTTTGTTGAGCTCAGCTTCTTTCTTTGCAAGCTCTTCCGTCTTTTGTTTCAATTCAAATTCTGCTTTCTGTTGGTCTGTCATACTCTGAAGTTGAAGCTGTGTCAACTGGTCTTGCAGTTTCTTCATCTCTTTTGAATACTTTGTCCTAACCTTGTCAGTTTCACTTTGTATCAACTTAGCTAGTTCTTCTTGGTTTTCCGGCATTGTTAAATCAAGTGCCATATAATAAACCCTCCTCATTAAGTTCTAAACACGTCGCCCTTCTAGAAGAAGTTCTTAGTGCTTAGCCCTTTCATATTTTGGATATCTTTCCATTAACTACAGTATAGCATACTCAACCATTAGTTGTCTACAGCGATGGTCTTAAAAATTTGCCAAATCCGGTGTTCGGGCTAATTCATTGATTAGCTGATGTTACTTGACCTGGTCGGTGTTTGTAGTGTCTGTCTGATTTGATTTCTCTTTCGATACTCTATCCATCTCTGTGTTAACGTCAATAACAAACGGTATAATGCCAAGCAATGTTTCATCACTAACAATTCCTTTCAGCTTAACAACGATATCAGCCAGTTCAAGCAAGTTCTGTGGTATGCTTCTGTTGAATATAATTTCTACATCATTATAATTGTAAACCTTATTTTCAGTTAAAGCAAGTATCTTACTAATAAGTCTGATACGTTTCTTTATACCCAGCCTGTAGTTACGCTCTTTGTTATTAGCTTTCAAGTCAGCTCCACTGAACTTCATCTTTATGCTAATACCAGACATTGGATTACCTTCATCATTGTCTTTGTACAGTTTCGGTGTAAAGCTGAATGTGAGTATACAATCATTAAGTCTTTCAAGGTGCTTTTCAATAGCGTTGATTTGCTGATCCCATACTAAGTACTCAGCCTGTGCTCCCTCAGGTAACTGTATGCACCTACTATTTATCATCTCCTGTAACTGTTCCTTATCCATAGTACAGTTGATAAGTTTCAATAGTGGGTTGGAGTTGTACTGCAAGGTGTTGCTCAGGTCTGATGCCCTCTCATTGAACTCGTCGATCAAAGTTTCTACATCTTTTATATCACTGAGTCCGTAATCCATATTGCTAATAGTTACATTTTTATAATGAATAATAGGTACTTCTCCGAGTTTGTGTGGGACGGCAGGTTTTGTTAAATCAAGTGTTACTTTCCCATCTTCCATATCGTAGTAGGTAACCTTTTCAGTATCGTAAACCTCAACCTTATGAACAATCTTTTTCTTGCCGTTTGCATCAAGTTTCTCCATCTCAAAGAAACGAATAACTGCTTCAAGTTCTTTTGTAGATGGATTATAGATTGGAATACATTCACTAGCAGGGAATTCTATCATCTTTATTGTTCCATCTTTCTTAAGGTAAATGTACTCATAAGCATCTCCCACAATAGAACAATTCTTGATTATTTCCGCTGTGAGAAATGGTTCGTCATTGTTAACAAAGATATCCCTCAACGTCTTTATAAACTCATCAGTGTCAGCAAACCTGGGATCTTCAATTAAATTATTGTTTGCATAAGTAATTGGTTTACCAACTAAGTAGCTGTGAGCTGTGTCAATAATGAACTTAGGAAACTGGAAGACGAGTTTGGTATTTGCTTTACCCTCTTCCATTGTTCTGTTTAGTATTGGGTGCTTCGCTGTGTAGTAATTCATGTACTTACGGTACTCGGCTTGTTTGCTCGTCTTAAACTCGTTGATGTAATCAGCTATGATTGCAAACGGATTAACTTCAGGTATCATGTCTACCCCTCCTTATTTTAATAACTTAACACTTCTGCCTATGAGCCTTCTTGCCATTTCCAATGCGTCTGGACCGTCATCATGTGCCGCTAATGGGAAGTGCTCTAATTGTTCTAAGAGTAGTTTCTGTTCACGTAAGAACTTGATGTATCCATTTTTAATATCAGGTTGTAGCCTTTCAATCCTGAGTTGCTTGTCTTGGTTATTTGATAAACCGTTTATATTGACATAGATGCTCTTTGACATAAAGCGTTTTCTGAGTTCGTCTTTAAAGAACGACTGGAAAGCTACATCTTCAACTCCTAATGCTCTAAATGGCTGTTTTGTAAGATCTATCCAATAGAGTAAAATATCCGCCGCATCATCAATGATTTGGTCTGGATGTCTACGTTTCATATTACACTCTAGGCAATACATTTGTCCAGTTTTCTTGTGCTTTGCTAATACAACAATAGCACTAAAATCTGAAGTATTCTTCTTACCCATTGATGCATCAATTGCCGCAAAGAGCTCAAGTTCTTTAAACTGAGGTTTAATTTCTTCAAGTGTAAAGTATTGAAACCATTCCCTAAGGAATATCTGATTGTCTGGGTTTAAAGGATTGTTCTGCATCTCAGTATTAAAGGCTGCGTCTCCTTCTGCAACTTTCATAACCATTAAGTCATAATAACTGTATTTTGCTTCCCATAGTACTTCTGTTCCCTCTAACATGGCTTCTTTGTGTTGGGCGAAGAATTTTTTAGCAGTTTCCAGCCTATTCTCATCCTCCATATTAGTAAGTAACTTTTCCCACTCATTCCAGAGCTCATATGCTTCGCTAAACTTAATTACTGCGGAGTATTTTTTACTGTTGTATAGTGGGTTATTCAAAACGTCAGCTAATAGGGAATCGTAATGCAGTACAGTTCCCAAGAAAACAAAGTCGGTATTTTTGTCGCCCACTTTAGAAAGAGCTTTGTAATACCAGTCCTTCAACTTCTTACGTTGTTCAGGACTTCTGACTGTTTCATCATCTTCCAAGTCATCACATATAACCAAATCTGGTCTGCTTTCCTTGTTCTTAAGACCCCTTATCTTATTACCGCTACCAAGTGCTTTGATTTTAATGCCTGAACTTGTTTCAATGTTTTCAGCATTCCATATCTTACCTACTAGGTCTCCAAAGTCCTCTCTTAATAAAGTATTGAATTCTAATTCATCCTTAATGTTGGCTAAGAATGTCATTGCCAGTTCCTGCGATGCTGATACTATTAGAATGTACCTCTTTAAGTTAAAGCAAACACAATACAGTGGGTACAAAAAGTCCAGTATAGTTGATTTAGCTGTACCACGAGGAAGTGCTAAAGCATAATGGTGTTGCACATGAAACTCTTTCGATTCCTCTAAAATAACTCTCAAATCATCATATATCTTTTTATGCACTTCAGGTACTGGTAATGAGAAATACTCTGGGAAGTAAGTCTGGCCAAACTGAAGAATACCCTTTGAAGCGTATTTTTTTCTAAGGCGTTTATTCTTTTCCTTCAGCAAGTTTAAGTAATCTCTCTTGCTCTTTGATTTGTCTGTCCAGTTCAGCATCACTCATACCCCCTAAGTCCAAATCTCC